ACGATTCCCCCGCCGTCCGAGCGGTTCCGCCATCGAGGAAAGTGTCAACAGTAATCGTCGCCAATATTCTGCCCTACGAATAAGTAAAGCCCGATAAGTCAGGCGAGTTGTATTGAAACGTTTTCACCAGTGCTATTCCGCCCGGTGTATTACCCGACAATGTAACACTAGCCAAGCCGTCAAGCGAATAGGCCAGCGTTTTAATAATCCCGTTTGCGTATGTCACAGTCGTTAAATCGCCGTCGGTATACCCCATAACAGCGCCGCTTGCAGATAGGTTTTTAGACACGGTTTCAAACGTATCCGCAATACCAGATCCGCCGCCCGATTGAATAACGACGCCGCCGCCATACCCTGACTTACCATCACGCCCCGGCTTGCCCTTGACTAGCCCCGCATCGGTAACTCTACCGTTCGTAAACTCAACGTATAAATGCCCGTCATCGGGGTCAACGTATATTTCACGGATACCAACGCCATTTAGCCCGTCCTTACCGTCGCGCCCGTTCGATCCGTCAACACCATCTCGCCCGTCATTTCCGTCTTGGCCGTTAGCGCCGTCTTGCCCATCACGCCCTACAACTAGCCCTAGATCAACATCGCCCGCGAATAAATGCCCGTTGATAATCGCAAAGTCAGGCAATACCGCGTCAATACCATTACTACCGGGATTACCGCGCGGGCCTTGCGGGCCTGTGATACCATCAACACCATTATCCCCCGGCAATCCGTCCGCAGGCTTAACCTTAGCGGCTTCCTTGCGGACTAGTGCAAGGATTAGGGCCAGTTCACTCGGTGTCAAGATACGCCACCAACGCTTTTTCTAGCGCAGTCGGCTCAGGGTCAGCATCCTTAACCACAGGTTTAGCAGTTGGCGCGCTAGGGGCTACCTCGATCACTTCCGGCTCAGGATCAATCTCTCCGCCACCAATAATAAAATCAGCCAGCGCTTGATCAAGCCCCGGAAATACACCCGCGTTAACCAATGCCAGTGTGACAGGCTCACTCAGCACCTCGGCAGGCAAAACATTCGCATCTGCTAGGGTCTTAGCCGCATTGGCCAACGTGCTGCCAATGTCTGCTTTTTCCTTATCGCTAATCTGCCATAGCGAGTTCCATTCATACCATAGATCATCTGGCCGATCACCTAAAGCCGAACGAATAATACACTCGTCTAGGATTGTTAGTGCAGGTTCCAAATAGTTAGACTGCCGCGAATTGATAAAATCATAGTAGGTTGACAATTCCAGATTGCCCGTGCTGCCCATACCACCCGCAGATACGCCAAACATGCGGGATCGGTTACTAGACGCGGCCCCAGCTAGTTGCGCTTGAAACCGATCAATCAAGTCTGGTAGCGTGGCAAAACTCATGGTTTTCTGCGAGTATACCGCGCCAACACCGTCCTTAGATGTAGCGCCCTCTAACAGCAGGACGCCATTATTGCCTTTCATCATCATTGCAAGGTTTTGGGCTTTTAGAAATGCGGTTTCTTGTTCCCCGCCGTCAAGGATTTGCGACAATCCCGGATACTGAATAACGTCAATCTTAGCTTCATAAACCAATGACGCGACGTTAGCCATAACGCCGTCGTATTGCATAACGCTAGTCATGAGGTATTGCAGGACACTTTCGCCGCGCTGATAGCCAAATCCCTGCGTGGGGGTTTCAGTGCCGAACATCCGAATGATCCGGCTAGGGTGGATATTAACCGCGCCTTGGGTATTGCTCGAAACGGTGTAATACATCGGACGACCATATTCAGGCGATAGCGGGTCAGTCTCATATTCGCCCGCAACTAGCTGCCCCGGTGACATTGGGATAACAAACCGCAGACCGCCAAGACCGACAGTATCAGCGTCTAGCGGCAATTCAGGGGCTTGGCCTACGTCGATATAGGCGTAATATTCACCATAAAGGCGGCTCATCTTATCGACCCAGTTCAGGGTTTGCTTGATCTTCAGTTTTTTCTCTAGCGTTTCAATGGCGTTAGTTTGATCATCTTCGCCCTGCCAAGTGCGCCACTTGCGAAAACTATCGTCTGGGATTTGATCAATCGCAGCTTTAGCGGCGGGGCTATCGGAATATACGGCCTCTAGCTGCGCATTAGACCATATCGTCTTAGTATATGAGGCATTCATCGCCTTGTCACGCGCGGGCGATAGACCTGCGATAACGTTCTGGAAACCGTCTTTAATGATCATGCGCGCCTGCCTGTGATTTAATTGCTATAATATGCGAAAGGGGCTTGACGTGCAAAGTGGGGTTGTGGTATGGGTTGTGGTATGGAAAAACTACGCATTTTAGACCTATTCAGCGGCATTGGTGGATTTAGCCTAGGGCTTGAACGCACTGGCGGATTTGAAACGGTAGCATTCTGTGAGATTGAGAAATTCCCTCGCAAAGTGATAGCAAAACACTGGCCTAATGTGCCGTGTTTTGCTGATGTGCGCACGTTAAAAGGATCAGACGTTGGAACAGTTGAAGTTATTTGCGGAGGATTCCCTTGCCAAGACTTGTCGTCGGCAGGTGATCAAAAAGGCATTGGAGAAGGCACTAGAAGCGGGCTTTTCAGAGAAATGCTTAGACTTGCAGATGAATGTGGTCGTCCCATTATCCTCTTTGAAAACGTCACACGGTTTCTCAGTGGGCCAACGGAAAATCCCGGGCAATGGTTCCATGAGTTTCTCAGGTCATTGGCCGAGATCGGGTATGATGCAGAATGGTTCTGTATTACCGCTGCCAGCCTTGGCGCGACGCACGAGCGAGACAGAATATGGATTATTGCCTACCCCAACGAAACACAACTCAAAAGAGGGTGCATATCCCGCCGAGTATACGAGGAACACGCCGACTTTAGCAACGCATGCCGGGGCAGGATAAACCCGGAGTGGACAGAATGGCTAATGGGATTCCCTCACAAATGGACAGATTGTCAGCCATAGGTAACTCAATTTATGTTGACATTGCCACGATGATCGGGCAAGCTATTTTGGACACGCATAGGAGTGCATCATGACAGACTGGATTAAATGGAACGGCGGCGAGTGCCCGATTAAGTCGGAGAAGACGCGCGGGCAGTGGAAGCATTCAACTGGATTTGAAAGCATTGCTTTCTTGATGAAAAGCATGAAGTGGCCCGCAACTGTTTCTGGTCATAACGTCATCGCCTACCGCATCACCGAAAACCACGAACCCCCATATTACGCCCCAATCGACATGTCGCAAAACCGCGTGCCGTGGGGGCTGTTGACCGATGCGGAACGGGGCGCGCTTGATGCGTGGGTCATGTCCGGCAAGCCTGTCGAGATTTTCGCAGCGGGTGAATGGTGCAGCATGCAATTGCCGCGCATTCTTACGCCTGGCAATGCAGCAATCTACCGCACCGTAGCCCCGCCCGTGATCACCGAGGAGTGCCAAGACATCAGCACGAATGCCGGGCACCTTGTCACTGTCACCCTTACATTGCAGGACGGCAAGCCTATCAGCGGAACGGTGGCGGTATGACACAGACACGCGAACAGATCACGGCGCAGATTGAGGCGTTGCAGAAACAGTTGGATGCGTTACCAGATGAGGTGCGCGTTTATTGGGGCGATAATATATGTTCAAGCATGTGGTTTGGTGCCGCCCATTACTTCGACATTGAAACAATCAACGGCGTTCCCCATATTCATGGGATCGCAATGAAGGAGTGCGGGGAATGAAACTAAAACATGGCAAGAAATACGAAACTGCGGATGGGGTTGTTTATCTGGTGCGTAAACATCCTTATCTAGGAAATATCTGGGATGTATCCGATGACACGGATATATATTGGGATTGTATGGGTGTTGGTTTTTGCAGCTACCCCGACCTAATCCACCGCCATTACAAAAAACCGCAGCCCGCGCATAAGCTGGACCTGAAACAAGGTGATGTTGTGGAGTTGGTGACATGGGAGGATGGACATAAGGCTGGCATCGGTGAGAAAATGACGTGCATCTATGGTGGCAGGGTGGGTCATCTTAAATGGGAACTAAACGTTTGGAGTAAAGGCCATCGCCCCCTATTCCGCGTGGTATCGCGGGCATGACAACATACATGATCACAACAAGTCCAACGCCTGATAACCTAGAACAACTACAAGTTCATTCAGGAGATACTAAGGATGCAATCATTCTAATTCGTGAGGCGCTTTCACTGATGCGCGCTCATGGTCAAACTGAATTAAGTGTTGATTTTGTTTCACCTAAGTTGCGGATGACAATTACCGCTAAACGCTAGCTACCCAAAGCCGCCCAGTTAATCGTCTGAAACTTCATAAGCGGCTCTAGTGAATACCTAAGCCCATCTAGCCAATGGTTTTCAGCATCAACAGGATCGGATAAGATTTCACCGCTTGTCCGGTCCACTTTCCAAGAACATAAGTTAAATTCGCGCAACACGTTCTTGCAACGCGGGTGAATATAAATGTGGCGGAAAGATCTGATAAACTGAATGCCGTCTTCAACACTACCCTTGCCCTTTGCAGCGCCTATAATACGCGACATACCTTTGTTGCGAACGTGACTAATCATGGCAGGTTGCGCGCTGTCTGCCCTTGTGGCGTGTTTGTTCCAATCCGGGATCGTGTTAGCAACACTGCACACGTCGTCTAGCTCAATACCAATCGATCCCGCCTCATATTCGATGTATAAGCATTCATCATGCACCCAACTGCGGATCATGGCCGTAGGGTCTTGAGAATAGCCCCAGTCTAGCCCCTGATATGGCCCAGACCATCCCGGCAATGGCTCAAACGATTTAACGCTAAATTTGCCATGAAAGATTTGCGCCTTGGAGTTCTTTAGATATTGACCTAGCCAGATATGCGAGTATGTGGCGTAGTCGAATACTTCAAGATCACGCTTGCGCAGAATATCTAGGTTAGGTGGAAAAAACGGGTTGTCTTCGAAATTAACATCCGATACAATGCTAGATGGTGCCGTGTTCTTAATAAAGCGGAAGTCAACAGGGCTGTTTTCTTTCTTAGGGTTATATATAACCCATATTTCAGATTTAGGCTGTCGGAATACTGTTGCCTCTAGGTTAATCCATGATTGCTCTGGAATATCCTCAGCTTCTTCAACAATTGTTAGGTCAATCTTTGCAAGCGATTTAATCGACTGCGGATTACGATCAAGCCCTTTGAAAATGAATTGAGTGCCGTTTTTGCCAGTGATCGTTTCTTTAGTCACTGTGTAGTGATTAGCAAGCCAAGGGTTTATTTCCAAGGCGTCAACTATTTCACGATAGAAGCTATCAGCAATTGAGTTTTGAAACTGCCTTACGCAAAGAATTCGCAAAGGCTCAGTCATACCCCATATAGCGGCAATGGTTGCAGCCCCTACTGATTTGCCAGATCCTCGCCCGCCCTTAGCAACACGATACAGGAAAGACCCCCTAGGAGGCCCAAACGTGTCAAGAATTTTAATGGGCAGGGCGACGTTAACTTCCATGCGTTATTTTTATCACGGCATGGGCGGGAAGGCAAAAGCCCCTAGGATGCGTAGATAAACAGTTCCGAAAAATGCCGTCAAGCGATTTAATCACATAATCCCAAACAAACGACAATCTTTAATCAAAGCCGATTGGATGGCGTCGCGCAATGCGCCTTGAGTAAACGGCATGTATCCGACCATCTCTTGAGCTACCTTGATGTCCTCCAGAATAACGGAATACGCCAGATACAGGGTATTGTCTGGCATTTGCGCAAGCAGTGCTTGATTTAGCAATACTGCTGCATATGTGTGATCATTCAAGTCGATTGCGACTTCGAATTGAGATTGCAGTATATTCATGATGCTTTCCTTTGATTGCACTTGTAATGTATAACTAATCGCCTATGCCGTCAAGCTATTTTCTTAAGCGCATCCAAAATACGGTTAAGCTCTGCAACATCAGTCCAGTTGATTGCTTCCGGGTTTGTGTTAAAGTGATCGTCTGACAATTCCTGCAAGCGCATAATTTCATTTTCAATCATTGTTTTCGCGGTAAGGAATGCTGTTTCTGCTGCGGTCATGATCGTTATCTCCTGTTGATATGTAAGTTATACACCGATTCGCACGCCGCGCAAGAGAAATAATCGCCAACAATGCAGATTTATTCTGTCGGCTTATTAACCGCCACTGGCACCAGATTGATCACAGTCGGCGTCATGTCAAGATTAATACCGTCAGTCGTTGGTTGCACAGGTGCGCCATATCCACGGTCCTGCGCGTCTTTGATTAGCTTTAGGAAATCCGCCTTGATAACCAATAGGGCGGCATATGGGTCAGGCGCGTCTAAAGCCGTTTCAAGTTGAGTTATCTTTTCGTCAACAGCCTTCATCATGCGCAACTGGACTTTAGCCGCTAATTCCGCTGCTTCTATTTCCGATTGACGATGTGCGCTTGTTTTACCTCCAGGG